AATACAACTGAATGCTGCGAGAGTCAATAGTATAATCTCCATAATTTGTTGAGTCAACCGCTGTGATTTGTCCGTTAGGATAAAAGTTACAATCGTTAGTTACGTTAAACTCTAAGCATGGAGCCGTAGAACCTAAATAATTAATAGTTGAATAATACACAGAACGATAAGCAATATATCCTTCACCATCCCAGTAAGACGCATTGTATCTAAATATTGAAGGGGTTTCCATTCCGTTAAAAACAAGATACGTTATTCCAACCACACCTGTAGTAGGTAGAGCTGTAACTATGGAAAGCGTGTTTTCCAAAGCATTATCATCACCATAATAATATGAATACGTCCCCTGAACAACATCCCCACTAGTGTCTAAAGGTAAGTTGTAAAGTGCAGAAGTTGTAGATGCCGTAATAAAAGCATCTCCTGCAAAAACCTTATTTAAAATTAGACTGCCTGTCGGGTCGGTCAACTTTGCAAAAATAGTTGATGAGGGAGATGTTATCCCCTGATACTTTTTTGTTAAAATATTAAATGAAAGTGTAGTAACCATTTTTCTTGTAATTTATACACAAAGATAAAAAAAATAGGGTACAAAAGTACCCCATTTCAGATTATTTGTATCTTTTGTTTAAGACAAAGCCTTCTTCAACTGATTGTATAACTTTTTCTCTTTAGAGACGTAAGTAATTAGAAGACCTTTTTCCTCAAGTGGAATGTCAGCAACGATAGTTTCTTTGCCGTTTATCACCATAAGAACCTGATCTCCGTCCTCATTAGATTTAAGAATTCCATTTGCAATAGCCTTGTCAACTAAATCTTTAGCATCTGATTCAACATCGTTTTGCGTGAAATAATTAATAACTAATTTCTTGAAGTTCTTATTGCCGTCCATGGTAGAGAACAATTTAGAAAGAATAATCTCCTTGGTATCATCTCCTTCTAGGGCAACATAAGAACTAGCAAATGATATTAACTTATCCATTGGCAAGTTAGACAAAGACACCTTAGCGTTAGCCTCGGCAAGAACTTCGTTTGATTTGGTAGTAGCGTCAGCGTGTTGAACTAAGAAACGGAATGGAGAAATATCATTACCCTTTACTCCGTTAGCAAATAGTTTGCTGAAGTTATAGCAAAACCACAATAACTCAATATCCTCCTTCGGTTTGAAAACAAACGAAGTGTCAAGTACTGTGCTTTTATCAACAAAGTAGGAAGATCCATCATTGCGATATCGAGCAGGTTGGTTTGAAAAACGAATCTCTCTTTGTTCTCCAGTTTCATTATCAATCCACTTGTTTACAAGTAAAATGTTATGGGTTGGTTTAGAAAAAACAAATGGGGATGCAGGGTTGTTAGTTTCAATCTTTTGAATAACTCCTTCGTTATAAGTAATTCGAAGGATTTTACTTTTATTCATGTAATCAGGAAAAGCTTCCTTTAACTGATTCAAATCCTCTTCATCAAGGATAAATTTTTGGCCATCTTGAAATAGCATAGTTGTGATTTATTATTGTTATTTTTTTGTGTGTGTGTTTAGTAAATTAGGGAGAGAGTTTCCCCCCTCCCCTTTTTACATATGTTTAGACTAAGATTAGTCTGTGATACGAGTGAATTGCTCCAATGTGAAGAAGTCAAATCCAAGGTCAGATGACAAGTAAAGACGAGCAACGTCAGTTGGCCCGATCTTACGAGCAGAAGCACGTCCATCGTCTGTGATTTCCATGAAGCGGCTATATCCGTCCATCTCCTTGTAAACCAACTCGATACGATTGCGAAGAACTCCTTCAGCGTCTTGAACTTTGTTCAATGGAATAACCCATCCACGTCTGCGTAACTGTGAAGTTGTGTTAGCAGCAGTAGTTGCTGGATCTTGCATGAAACGAGCGTTTTTCAATGCGAAGTTGTAACCGTCCACATTGATAGCCTGCCAAGAGAAAGTAGAGAACAAAGTCTCAGTTTGCTCCATGTTACCACCGAAGAATACATCAGCAATTGCTTGAGTTGTAGCGTTAACCAAGTTAGCGTTTTGGATATAAGATCCAGAAGCACTATTCAAATCTTGGTTTAACTCAGAATACAATTCGTTAGTCAACCAAGCCAAGAACAAGTTGCTAGAGTATCTACGGCTCATTACGTTAGCAATGGTACGGAAGTCAGAAACATCAAAGTTACCAGAACCACCAACGCTGTGAGTATATCCACGAGAGCTAATCTCAGAATCAAGACCAGAGAAGGTTTGAGGTACGCTTGTGTTAGTTTGAGATTGTCCGAAGATCATAGATAAAGCGATTTGCTTAATCAAACGATATTCAGCCTCGTCTTGACCTTCGTAGAAGAAACCGTTCATCTTCTTAGTCTTGCCATCTCCGTACTCAACTTCCATCCACTGTGGGGCGTTAGTTTTTTGAGTACCAGAAAGTTGGTAAGTTTCTTTAAAGATTTGAGTCTTCCAGTTGTACTTAGTCCAGAAAGATTGAGAAGAAATAGGTTGGTCTGTTCCTTCATCCCATGCAGAACCAACTACAACGAAGATATCACCTGCTGTAGCAGCTGAGTTAGTTGTAGAAAGAAGTGGACGAATAACAACAGAAGTACCTGTTACGGATACAACAGTGTAAAGTGGTAAACTAGCAACACTTGTGTTCATCAAAACTTGTCCAGCCTTAGCATAAGTAAATGTAGCAGGTTGGTCAATGAATGGGAAAGACAAGTTTGCAGGAGATACAGATCCACCTGCTGCAATATCAGATACAAAAGTCAAAGACACACCTGCGCCTGGAGCAGCAACTGTAGCGTCAACTACGATAGGAGCGTCATAAAGACCCTTCTCCCAGTGCCATCCTGTGATGTTTTGAACACCACGCTTCATTCCCAATCCCATCAAAAGTTGGAAGTCAGAAAGACCGTTGTCTCCGAATTTGTTTTTAAGAGTACGCAAGTAATGAGGTACAAGCAAACCTGTGGTGTACGAAGCATCGAATAAAGATAGCAACGAACCATTTAAACCTGCGGATGTACCAACAGGAGTATTTGAAGCAGTTCCAAAAGCCATTTTGGTAAAGTATTAATTTATAAAAAATATGTTTTAACCTTTAAACTTGTTTTTCGAAGTATTGCAACAATTGACTCTTCTCGTTATTTCCACCCTGCTTTTCCGGTCTAGCAACAGATGATCCGTTATGAAACTCTTTAACCGATTTTTCTAGGGCCTCCCCTTTAGCGGCTGAAATAAGAGATTTATAAATATTGGCTGCTTCTAAGTTTTCTATTCGGCTCCGAACATATGTGCTTATAAGCTCAATACTTTGATCATCTGGTAAAGATGGATTTGAAGCGATGATATTTGTAATCTCTTTTTGGAGTTGAGTTCGGGTTTCCGCAGACACCTGCGCCTTCACTTTGTACCCCTCAAGGTCATACTCCACCTCTTTCAAATCTGTCAGTTTTTCAATTGTCGGCTTCCATTCCTGGACAGCCTTTGCAACAGTCTCTTTAGACTCGTTGTATTGGTTACGCAAAGATGCAACAAAATCTTTATTCTGTCCTATATTTTGTAATTTTTCTTCTACTACAGCAATGTTTTTTCCAATCTTCATCTTCATTACCTTTGGAGAATCCTCAAAAGTAACATCTGCGTAGGTATTATTCTCCTCGGCAATAGCCTCACACAAGTCTTCGAAAGACATATTTTTCAATAGATCAGGCTCTTGAATTACTTGAGCAAGTGCCATGACTTGAATAGGATTTTGCTTAATCTCTTCAGAAGATTTGCCTACAAATTTTCCTGCAACATCTAAGTCGTTAATACCTGTGTTTCTGATAAATGAGTTAAGACCAGCAAGTCTTTCATTTACGAAAGGAGACTCTAACTCTTTAATTAAGTTTTCTTGTTGAGAGATAAGAGGCTCGTACTCGTCATACTTCTTTGCTCTTTCCTCAAACGCAGAATACTTTTGTTTAATAGAGTCCATAGAATCAAAGTCTCCAAAGATTGCCTTTAGGTCTGACGCTTTAAAAGTTGTGTCCTCATTAATTTCAGCACCTCCCATTGGAGCAGGTTCACCACCATCCCCACTTGGTGTTGGTTCAAATGCAGGTGTCCCCTCTTCAGGTGACATCGGTGTAGGGGTCGGGTTCTCCAAACCTAAAGCACTAAAAATGCTTGTAGGTGTTCCTTGTTCTTGATTTTCCATATGTGTTGTTTTTGTGTTTATGCGCTTGGTTTACGGAACTTACCTGTAATTTCAGTACCAGTCTGTTCCTGTAGGTATGCTTCAGCTTTGATCTCTTCAATTGAACCTTGAGTCTCAGCGGCAATAATCATTTGTTTTTCTTTAATTCTAATATTAGAAAGAGCAGCTTCTTTTTCAATTTCAATTTTTGCCATCATTTGAAGAAGTTCCATCTCACCTTTCTGTTTCATCAACTCTAGTTCTTGTAGAGATTGTGATTGAGCTTGTTGGTTCTGAGCAGCCGTCTGATCATTCAACTGACGCTTCTTGCTACTCTTGTATGTTAAGTACCAAGTCGCTTCTTTCAATCGACCTTTCTCCAACATCTCTAAAATCATCGTGTAGTCCGAAAGATCAATCTCCGGCATTCCGTTACGTCCTACTTTCAACGCAGTCTCTGCGGCTTCTGCAATTTTAAATTTCTGAGTGGCTGAAATCTTATTGCTAAGAGATATTCCTAACTCATCTAACGTAAAGTCAGCGGCAGGCAATAAGTAATCAATTGATGTTTTTCCAAACACCTCAGCGTAATAGTCTTTTACCTCGCTATCAAAACGCATGGTTGTCATGGCACGAAGAGCAATGTTTTGACCCATCTTAACCTTCAAGCGTTCCAAGGCTTTTTGTAGTGGCCAAAGCGCATTGTTAGTTGCCTCAATTTCCATCTCAGCAATACCAACTAGCTTGTCTCCCTTTGCAGGAGATCCTGCCATAGTTGGGGTGATGCCTGTAATTTGTAATAATTTCTCCACGTCATGTTGGTACGCAAGAATCCATTCAGATAGTTGCTTCCCTATACCGCCCTCTAATTCGTCAAAGGTTTTATTTGTGTTTACCTTACCACCTAAAAGAGATGATTTGTAGAAGAAGTTACCGGTGTGAGAATATACTTGAACGAGGTCAAATGGGGTGTACATCGAACCTGCAATACTATTAATGTTTAAGGCCCCAATATCAATAGCGATACCTTTTGGAGCAGCGGCTAATTTAGCAGCTTGTAATTTAAGGTGATTGATTTGAAGGGAGTCGTAAATAGGTATGGCTGTTTCTGTAATGGCCTTACCTGGCACCCTTTCAAAACGATAAGAGATTTGAGGCTTTTGTTTACTCACTCTCTTCATGTTCTTTTGCTTACCACCTACAGTAATGTTTGCTCCTGGGATAAAGTACCCCTCGTAAATAACGTGAGCATCAACAATGACTGTCTTTTTCTTATCAGTATTGACATATTCCCCAAACTTGTCTGAGTAGAATGTGTGAATACCGTCACGATCTTTCTTTTTGTAGAACTGAGTATCCTTCGAAATATATTCAAATTCAAGAACATCTACAAAGAAATCATCATAACGCATACGATCTGTGATAGTATCTCTTTGAGAATACCAAGACCATCCGTATCTATCGTTTGAATAAGTTAAATCAAATGCCCATTTAGCAATTCTATTAACTTGTTTTTCAGTATCTTCCTCGGTCCATCCGTTTTGGATGAGCAAATCTCTAATTTGAGGAATGCTATATTTCTCAAAGTGACCTGCAAAAGGAGTATTATCCCCTTGCGAGTCATCTGTCCATGCACAAATAAATTTAACTACATCAACATATTTAACCTTTGCCATTCCTGTGTGAGGATCAGTATAGTCCTTACACACCATGAAGTTGAAGTTAATTGCATCGTCTTTAAGTTGACGTTCAATCTTACCCCAATCACTATTTGTGAAACCTAACTCAATTAACTTTTCTAAAGTAATTTCAAGATTTTGCTTAAACCCACCAAGACTTTCAAAAACATCTAACTCAACATTATTCTCAGGCATGAATTCCCCCTCTCCAACTTGAGGCATTCCTAAATCTTTCATTAAAGGCTCCATCTTCGACTTAACGTAAAGGGTTGCCTTGTCTAGTGCTTTCTTATTTTTAATCTCTGGATTAATACAATCGACTTGAACTCGTTGATTATCAGTACCTATTACAGAGTGAATAACTCTTTTTAGTTCGGGAGCAATTGAGAATATTTCAAAGTTCATGTTTGCATACCCCTTTCTGCGAATTCTTTGGGCCTGTGCGTTAGAGCTTGATGTACTTGATTTTTCCTCCCCTCGCTGAATCCACATATCAATATACTTCTGTTGGTTCTGTCTCCCCTCAGAGTAGTTTCTTATCTCAAATAAACGAGCAATATCTTGTCTGCCAAAATAGGTTTTGTTATTTTCGTAACGATAAAAAATAGCACGACCAATTTGAGAAAGCCAATTGTTGTCTTTCTTTTTAGGATCAATATCATCCTTCGGCCACAAGATTGTATATTCGCTCATACTTTAATAATAATCAAATGTATCAAAAAGTTTTGAATCTATATTCATAGATTGCTCATTTAATTCTACAAATTTAGGGTAAACTGACTTACTTCCCAAAAGTGCGTAGCCTCCAGCAGCAAATAAATCGTATTTTGTCATTTCTTGTTTACCATCGATGTTGGCACACTCCTCTAAAACTTCAATGTGGTTTTCTCCTTCCACACCATTTTTTAGGTAATGCTCCCAACTATCAAAGATGTCTTGCTTTGCAGAATTGCTTGAACCGTCCGTTGTAATTCTACCAGGCAACGGTTTTCTGAATCCATTCTCATCCATATCGTATAACAGATAACCTCTCAACCCCCACTCTAAAAACTTTTCGTAAAGGAAAGTAATATTCATCTCGGGGTACAACATCGCTCCAAAGAACATACAAGATTTTGCCATGTCATCGCAATACTCTTCTCTTCCTACATCTCTTTGTTTATAAGTGAGGACAAACTTATCTGATGCCCACATACCTCTTGGCTTAATCATAAGACCTGTGTCTCCATCAAGGTGGTCATCCTTTTTGTAATACATTGCACCTGCGTTGTAAGATTTCTTCTTACCGCTTACTTCGTGAGATTCGTACTTGGCAGGGTCAGCCCCCATCACGAACTTATTCATAACAGTCCATCCTGGCTTCCAAGACTCCAACTCTGAGTCCCACTCTTTTATGTTTCTTGCCCCTGCTGGAGGAAGGTAAGATATGATAAACTTACCCTCATCATCCTCAACTAATTTTACACGAGAGCATCTTCCGTTTTCCCACTCAAAGTTGTACCTACGAGTCTTATGCTTTTCAAAAGTCAACTCTGTAATTCTTTTTCTTATCTTGAGGACAGGGAAAGATGAGTCTTTTGATGCCGACATGAAGCACTCTTTTAGGTTCATTGGGAAGTTTTGCATCTCCTCAATAAGCCCTGTTTGATCTCCGTTCATTTCGAATGCTCTTCTCTTGTTCTCGAGATATGTCTTTGCACCCATTGAAACAAACTTTCCGTCAACATTCTTTGTTGGCTTATCCGGATCTTCAATAATAGAGTTGCCAAACTCGTCAATAAAACCATCTAATCCATCGTGTGCAGGAAAGAATAAAGTTAACAATCCTGTCATTGTTTGACCATTATCGTTTCTTTCGTTAAAACGAGAGCCAAGAATCAATTTCTTCATTTGTTCACCACCACCCTTTTCCATCTCACCTAATGTTGAGGTGAGGAGACCTATGCCATGTATGTACGGCCCCTGTGCGAGACACTTCATAACAACTCTCCACCTGTCAACAACATTGATGTTAATACCAGCCTTCGGGTCTATCTTACCCACCTCATCGTGGTGAATAAAGTGAAGTTTTTCCATGTCATATGCTCTCTCTCCAGATGGTCGGTGGTTTATCCAACCCTCGTGTGGGGGAAGAGAAGTTGTTCCAACACCACCTGCCGTTCTGTTTGCAGGTGCTGTAAATTGTATGGCTTCTTTTGGAACAGAGGATCCCTCTGTCATTAACTTAAAGAAGAAGGGCATTCTTCGGAGACGCTTTGCGATGTGGTCCACAAATACTTGAGTGGAGTGGTAATCTGACATACTCTGTATACCTCCAAATCTTTGGATCCCCATAGTTGCCGTAATGTACCAATTCATGAAACCTGCACGAGAGGTAGCACCCTCTCTTCGGTGTTTTGGATAGATAACTCCGTAAGTTGTTCTCTCCCCTGTATCTATCGTATACTCACCTTTTTCAACATAGCAGTCGGGATGTTTTTCTTTAAACTCATCCACGCTCTTTTGCATATTGAAATAGCGGACATAACTTTTTTTCTTTTCAAGATAAACAACCTTAAATTTATAAAAAGCTTCTTGGGTTGAGTACGCATACATAATAGTTAAGAACCACTTCCTATCTCTGTCTCTATATTCCGCTAAACCCTTTGTATTTCTTCCGTTACCAATTGGCCAATAGTTCAAGTATGTGTACTGACAACCGGGCATATAAGTAGGAGTGCCATTATTAAAAAAAAAGTAACCTTTGTAGTGTCTCTTGATCTGCCTCTTAATCCAATTTATTTCTTTAGAATAATGAGAAACATCGTTGAATAATTCTTCGTCAATGTCTTCTAACTTTACTACATCCTTTGGTTTCATCTGTTTCTTTCTACGGATAACAGATTCAATCTCTACTAACTTTGACGGCATCTCCTGGTATGTAAACTTCTGTTTTTCGGGAGCTAGTCCGTAACCCTCAATTTTTTTTATCGCATCTTCGTAAGGCAACTTATAATACTCTTCAACTGAAGGTATTTTAATTTTTGTGGGATACAAATCTTCGTCATCATTGTTTACAATAATGAACTCTTCCTGTGGCTTATATTTATGTTTTACTTCACGCATCTATCTCTGGGAATACATCTCCTTTTTGTTCAAACTCACGAACATATTCTTCGGGTCTAATACCTAAAGAATCTAACAAAGTAAATTCAGTCAACTCTTCTTCTAGTTCTTTACTCTTTTCACCTTGTAGGAATTGAGTTTTTGAAGCAGTAATTTGACTCATGGTCATGTTAATAATTTCTCTTCGAGTTTTTTCTGCCTGAACTATTTTAGCTTGAGCAACCTCGTCTTCAGCCTCTAATTTAATCTCTAATTCGGTATAACGCAATAGAGCTTCTTCGGCAGATTTCCAAACCATGTACTGCTCACCGCCCATCAACATAAGGAAATAGATTGCCCTTCTGTTTACACCTTTGATTTTCCAGTTGAGCATATCCTTAATTACATCATCATATGGAGGTTCAAGGTTTAAACATTGCAAAGCCCAAACTTTCCTTCTCTTCAAATCGGGAATGCCCTGACCTGGAGATCCTAAGTCGTACATATAGATTAGGTATCGCATAACGATATCTGGATCTAACTTCTTAGGTAAATCATTTGCTGCAAATATTATAGAGAACTTGGATAAGTCTGAAAACTCAAAAAGCACAGGTGTGCCTAATGGTATCTTGTGTATTGGATATTTTAGTTTGTTAAACTCATTGTGTTCAAACTTCATACGCTAGAATTTCATTATGTCTGATAAGATGATATTCTTCTTTTAACTTCTTGTTTAATCCTGCCTCTAATGGGATACCACAATTTCTTTTTCCTAAAATAATTGAGCCTGCTGTAGGGATAGCATCTTTGCCATACATTATTTCATGTTCAGGTGATGGGCCTCCAACAGCAATAACCTCCCACTCAAGTTCTTTAAACTTTTCATCAAACGCATCAGGGATTATTAACAATGAACTTTTTGGGTTTTCTGGAATTTGTTTAATCAAACACCATCCATCTTGAGGGATAAGTTTTCCGTCTCTAATTGTTAAATACACAAGGTCTGGTCTAACCAACAAAACTTCCTGATCACCAACGTCAATAATACGCTGATTTTTGCCTTCGCTATACGCTCCGAAAACTTCTCTAATTTCGACATATTTAACAAACACCTCGTCTCCTTTTTTCCACATCTTATAGTCTTCAAATACCACACAATCGGTGTTGGTCCAATAGTCAGCTTCTTCCGAAGCGGTTCTAATTACCATGTGAATTCTCTTATCTCCAATATCAACTCCATCAGCGAGATGATCTTTTGATTTCATAACTACTGGCAAATAATTCAAATACTTCATTTTGAAAATATTAAGTGTATTTTTTGTGTGTGAATTGATGTACTTTTGTACGGCATCGTTCTGATGCTTGATTTTTGTTATTGTGTTCTTTATTTGTGTGCAGAAAATGGGGACAACGGTTCCCATTTTTTGTTAGTGATCTCGTACTTGTGTAAATGTGGGGAGCAATAACATTGCCCCTCTACTATTATCTGTCTCATAGGCAGTATCGAATGACAAAATGTATAGTTTCATGTTTTAACTTTATGTGTTTTATCTAACATTGCTTTGTAAATATCCTTCAAGACCTTCATCATGATTCCAAATAAACGCCTGTGCTGTTCTCAAAGATTGGTATCCCATCTTCTTATGCCATTCGTCTAACGCACATATTGAGGGAAGAAATCTTACCTTAACACCTCGATATTCGTTTACTTGTTCTTTGTGATAATGTCCACAATGAGCCTCTCTAAACTCGGTTTCCGCAAACATCTCTGGTTTCTCAGTAGCCATTATTAACGGCATATCACTAGGTTTTTCGTTATCTCCATGAGTAAACATTATCATGTTCTTTCCGTACCTATAATATTTTCTAGGCGTTGTAGAGTTATCTACATTTACATTAGGATCGTTTCTATACCACCCGGCTAGGACATCCCCAGCATAAAACATTCTTTCATAGTCATGGTTTCCTGATACAACAATAATATCCACAGGGGCCACATCTTTTAAAAAATCTACTGCTCTAACTATTAAGGTCCAATATCCTTTAAATGATTCTTTCCATCCAATTACATCATGTTGAGGAGTTCCCTTTGTTGTGGCCATTCTCATGCTGTCTGTATTCATCCCATCGTTTCCAATCGGGAGAAGAATCTTCTCGATATTTATTCCCCGACCTTTGTTAACTAAATCTTCAATTGTATCAAGGAATTGTTTTTCCATTTCTTCTAGAGTAATTTCTGTTAACTTGCCATAATGAATATCGGGTAAAGAAATTTCAAGAGTTGATTTTATTTTATAGTCAGGTTTTCTTCCTTTAGTTATTACTCTAGCTTTAGGGCTATAACTAGCCGCAAATTCTTCAATGTCTTTTTGAATCTCTTCTGCCCTTCTATCGCTTTTAGTTACTACAGAGAACCGCTGTTCTCCCTTCATGTTTTGCCAATATTTAACAGAATTAACCATTGAGTGGTCAATACCATTTTTATCTAAATACTGCTCAAACTCAGTTATAACATTATCAGAATCGTTGGACAACTCAACCTTTACCACCTTCCTGTCAACTTGTTTCATCTCAACCCTTGCAGACTTCAAAGCTGCTGTAGCGTCCTGCAAACTAACTTTAAATTTTCTTGCTATGTAACTTGGGCCTGACTTTAAGTAACCTGGCCTAGCGTGGAGTATCTGTACTAGTTTTGGAATTGTCATATAGCTAATTTAAAAACTTAGTGATTTGCGTTGTTGTGGAATTCGTTAGATTTTAAAAGCGTAAAATATTCTACAAAAGATTGGTATGGAGCGTCAATTATTAGAGGCTCGGTTGATCCGGTGATATATATTAAAGTTCTCGAACCTATTGACGCTGAACCATCGTTACGGAATTCCACGTCAGCCTGTATTGCAGCAACCTTTGTAATGTCAAAAATTATTGGAACAGAGTCTGTGTATACACTCTGCCCAGGGTTTGCTTCAATTTCTTCTTCGGTGTTCCACACTACACAAACAGTAGCGCAAAGCACAGGAAGTGGTTTTTTATCATCCTCTTCCTCTTCTCTTCTTTTCTTGGACTTAAAGAACATACTGTTAATTTTATCCAAAAATACAAAAATCCCCCTAAATAAGGGGGACTTTGTTTTTATATTAGAATGGGAGATCGTCTTCGGATTCCTTGGACTCTCCCTGCGGAGTTTCTGCTTTTGGTAAGGGTTCATTTTTCGGTTTTGTTTCCCCTGATATTTTCCAAACTTGGAGAGAGTTGTAGACTCTTCCATTGTACTCCCTTCCCTTTAGGTTGAATTCGACTTCGATTTCATCCCCTGCCGAGAATGGGTCAATTAGGAGTGTGTTGTCATTAATGAGTTGGAACTCTACTAACTCCGGGTACTTACCCTCTAGTTCTAGGACAAATGTTCTAACAGAAAATTTGGCACTCTTGTTTTCGGTGTTACCTACCGATTTGATTTTTCCTTTTACATTCATTGTTATATAATTTTCACAAATGTATAAAATATATTGAAAGGTCTCCCAAATAGTTTTTAACATTGTTGTGTATAAAATATTATAAGAATTTTGATTTGGATAATGTATATTTGCGGAGAATTAACACATAACAAAAATGAACGTAGATAAAAATATACCGATCCCAAGCACAAGTGGGAGAGGTAGAAAAACCGAATATGTTTTGCCGGAGATGGAAGTAGGAGACTCTTTCTTTGTTCCTGGAGAGACA